CCACAGATTTAATGATGGGGCGGTTTCCCGCCCCGGTTATTTAGGTTTCATAGAGAGGCATGTGGACGAGCTCCACCCACGTTGCCGTTCCAGCCGTAGTCGCTCCGACTACACTGTTCGCATCCCTGTTGAACGTCTTTGCTGCAGGTGTCAGCCACTCGAAATACCCCAAAGCGACATTTCCGTCCGGCAAATCCGGAAGGTAGGCGCCCGTGGAGGTCGCACTTTCGTTCCCCGCGACGATTGCACCGCTCGACCCGAATGCACCATAGACCAGGTATTTGACGTAGCAGTTGGTTCCCTGGGTTCCAGCAGGAAGTGTGGTGGTCCCGCAAGACGCCCGAGTTCCGGCTCTCCCGTTGATGATAACCGCATTGGGGCCGCCAATGACGGCCATGCTTGCCCCGCCTTTGGTTCCGAGGTTTGTCTTGAGGGCGGTTGCCCTTGCGGCTGCAGTCGTTCCCGCCGTGCCGAAGTCGCCGTCATATACCCGGTTCAAAACGCTCTGTAACGCCCTCCGGATTGCTTCCTGCGGAAAAGCGTTGTACACCTTACGGGGAGCCTGCTCCACCGTTTTCGTTGCGTCGTCGAATTTCTTGTAAGCCATAATAGTTCCTCCTAAAAGAGTCTGGGTAGTGTCGTCCTAAACTTTTAAGCCAACTGGCGCCTCGGTTAGGATGAGCGAGACACATGTATCACTTACAGCCTAGGCCCTACCATAGCGTCAGACTGTAATAAAAAAGCACCAATTTAATCTGTCGCGGCGCACTCCAACACCGCCATCCAGGCATCATTTAAAATAACCGTGGTCTGCATGGTTTTCCACGATACGGACCCTCTCTGGCCCAACGGGTCAGACTTCGAGGGAACGGGGTTGATGACAATCGGGGTAATCGCGAACTTGCCCTTCAGGGCGATGATACCGTACGCATCCTTCCCGAAATACATCACCGGGTAAACGTCCGCGCTGGTGCCGGTGGTGGAGATCATCGCGCCGTGGGTGCTTCCTGCATCCTCATAAGGCGTGAAGATGGTCGATTTGAGATATCTTACATCTTCGCAGGCACCGATTTCGGTTTCCCATGCGCTGATCTTCCCATAGTCTGCAACGGAAGTGAACCCCGTCAGGCCCCTGATGTCAGAGGTAAGGTCGACATGTGTAATCCCTACAAATGCCGGCAGGATCGATTCCGTGTTGAACGAAGGTGTGGATTTTACAATCGAGGTGATGTGCTGTGCTTCCTGGCGTTCGAGAGCGCGAACGATCTTTCTCTGGTCCGCCCTTGCGATGGTCGCAACGATTGAATCACGGCCGGCAACTGAATTCGCATAGAACACATTCGTACATGCTTTCAGGATGTTGTATCGGAGCGTTTCCACGGTCTTTGCAGCCTGCTCACCGGAAACCGCGATGGCTTCCTGCAGGACGGGATCTTCATGGGTGTCCTGGATGATGTCCGTGATTTCCACGAGTCCACCATACTGGTGCAGGGTTGCCGTGATATCCGTGGCAGTCATTTTCTCGCTGGTCGGGGTCACGCCTTCCGTCAAGGCCGTGGTCCGAAGTCCGAGTGAATTGTAGCGTCTGAACTTGATCGCCTGGGTTTTGTTTGCCGGCAATGATTTGCTCTGGCCGAATTTCTCCAGACAGAGGTAGGGCATTGCTCTTTTGAGTAGGTCGACTGCGACATAAGCTGCAGTCCTGGGCGTGATATCGCCGTAGGTTGTCATGGCCATTGTTAGCCTCCTTGCTTATTTAGGGCCTCATCGAAAGCGCCATCGAAGTCCGTTGCCACAGACATTCCTGCGTTTACCGCACCACGTCGCGTCTTCACAGCCGTAAAAGCCTGTTTGCGCTCCGCTTTTTTCGCGTCTATCTGGACTACGTTTGACGATTCCTCTGGGGGTTCAATGTTATTTTCACGCTTGAAATCACCGATAAGCTCGACAACATCTTCTGCCGCGCCCTTTGAGTAGGTTTCAAGCATACTCTTCTGTAGATACTTCGGCTTTTCCTCGATCCATTTGAGGATGGATCCATCATCCCGGTATTTCTCGAAATCAGGATGACCTTTACGGATTGAACTGAAGTGATCTTCCTCGACTTTCTTTTCCTGAACGACCTTGTTTTCCTGGACAAGAGCTGTCGCCGGTGCGATCTGGGCGACAAGTTCCGCCTTGAACGCATCGAATTTCTTTTCCAGGGCTTTGAAGGCAGCGTCTCGTTTCTTGCCTTCCATCTTGGAAACCGTGTCAAATTCCTCGTCATAGTCCTTCAGGGCTGCCTTGTCTTCTTCGCTAAGGGAGTCGTAAAGGTTGCCGAGGTCGGTTGTTTCCGGTTTTTCAGGTGGTTTTTCGACAGGTTTTTTGAGTTCTTCGACTTGGGTGAGAAGTTGCGCCTTTTCGGCCTCCCAGAGCTCCTTGTCCTTGCGGTGGATCCCTTGAAGAGTTTTATAGCGTTGTTCATACTTCTCATCTGATTCCCCCGGTTGCTGGTCTGCGGGAGGTGTTTCGGCTGGTTTTGCCGGTTCTTCGGGTGGAGGTTCTGCTGGTGTTTCCACAGGCTTCTCTTCCCCTGCCGGTACGTTTTTCGGGTCATCGGCTGGACTTAACTCAGCCTTTTCTCCGGTTTCCGCCGCCTTGTCAAACGCATCGTCAAACTCATTGATTCCCGACACCCCTCTGTCATCGAGATTTTCGACTGTCATAACCATGCTCCTTTCTAAAAAGTGGTAAAAAACAAAAAGGCACCCATGGATTTCTCCAGGATGCCTTTCATCTCGTTTGCTGAATGAGATCTAAGCCGTTAAGATTTTACGAACGGTTGTAACTTCCGCTTCAAACCCTCCAGCGTTTTTAGTATCTCAATGACTTCCTCCTTCGACATAATAACCTTGGCCTCCATGGACAGGAAAACCTCGTTATCCTTATCCTTTAGAGCCGGTGCTATATTTGTTGAATCGTATTGTTTCATAAAGTTACAATTCTGTCAAGAAAATTTTAATAAGTTCCCGCTGGTTTCGGTCTTTCGCCCAGTTTCGGGCCGGGCAGACCCTTCGTTACATACTCTTTCAACTGCTCCCAACCGGCGATTTTGCCTTGATTTCTTTCCAATCCGTCCTTGCTTACGGTGTCGTTCTGTTTCCGCATGTCGTCAATGAGTAACTCAAGTAACCTTACTAACTTCACTCCGGCCGGCTCCAGCCGCAAAGCACTAACATCGATGATGGCCTCCATCCTCTCCCTGTCTCCTGTGAGTATCATAAATCATCCCTCCAAAAATGTTCACCACCCTTTATGAAATAATACTGATCATCTAATTTAAGTATCTCCTCCGGAACGGTAAGCATGAATTCGTCACAGGCCTTTTTACAGCCAGGAGCCGCGGTTATTTCGTAATCATCCAACATAATGAGTCCACCCTCGACCGTTCGCGGGTAAATGAACTCAAGTGCCTCTTTATAAGACCTGTAAACATCCACGTCAAGGTGGACAACGGCAAAAACCTCTTTATCCAGCAGCTCCCTGAAGGCATCCGGGAATATCCCTTCAAGAATCACCACATTCGGCAGATGTGCAAAAATTGCACGTACTGAATCGGCAGAGGTATCACTGAAAGACCCGACCTGGTGGCAGCCACCTTCATCCGGTTCAATATATGGGATACCTTTGTAGGTATCGGCCAGATAAAGTTTTCTTTCAGGCATCGATTCGGCCAAATAAACAGCTAAACCGCCTTTCCATACTCCTACTTCGATAGCGGCGCCCTCGACCTTAATCTCCCTGCACATTTCTGGTATTGTCGTGAACTTCGTTAGCGGCAACAGACATGCCGGAGGTCTATTAGCGAACATGATCACTCCTTTTTCTTTGATTTGGCTGGTTTTTGCTTCGCCGCGGTCTTTTTTGCATCCGCAGAGGCTTTTGTCATGTGCTCTTTCATCTTCATGTCATGCGCTCTTGTCTCTTTTTCGGCCTCAATCTGTGCCTTGGTCTGCTCTCCCTTGATTGCGATGTCTTGGGCCGCTTTTGTGGTGTCAATGGCCTTTTTGACCGTGTGCGCTTCGTCGGCATGGGCCATTTTGAGGGCGTGGGCCTCTTCCTGCCGCCGAATTTCTGCCTCTTTACCCATTTTATCGGTCTGTTGTAGGGCGAGTTCGCCTTCGGTAAGCCTCGGGTCGTCTCCCGCAGGCTGCTCGATGGGTGTTTGTGCCTCTTTATTTGCGATGACGTTCTTCTCTTTCGCCTTCGTAAGCTGTGCCATCGTTTGGGCCTTCTTGTAGCCGATTTCGGCCTGTGCCATCTCGATTGCGAGCTTGTTCTGGATGGACTCTTCAATACTTTTCCGAATTTGCTCAGCTTCTTCCTCGGATTTGATCGTAATATTAATGTCATGAGCCTTGAATCGCTCTTTCAGGAAGTCCCTGCGATCGACATAGACCCAATCTTCGGGCGTCATGGTCGTTGCGAGCTGGTTCATAGCCTGCATCCGGATTTCCTTCATCACCAGAGACGAAACGCCCCTTGCCCTTACGTTGTAGTCGCCCTTTATGTCTGTTCTCGGGTTGAATTCCATGTTCCATGCGTACAGGTCTCGGATAACTTTCTCCGTAAAGGCGTCAAAATTCTTCACAACGTCCTTGATTGAGATCGTGATTGTGGCCATCCGGCCGGAAGTGGCTTGCGCGGTCTCGTTATTGACCATCTGCCCGATCATCCATGTCGGCAAGGTCGTCTCTTCGTCTCCGAACTGTTTGAAGGCATCGATAATCAGTAAAAGCTCCTCGACGTGAGATGCGATATCCAAGACACGAACGGCTGGATACTGGGCGTCGACCCCTTTTCCTTCCCTGTACCAGATTTTTCTCGGGTAAAAATCACCGGTATCCGTATCCGGAACAAGAAGGGAGTAGTTCACCTCGACCTGGGGCCCGGCGACACAAGCTCCGTTATCCAGAACCATCCGGGCGGCGGCGGCGATTGCAAGTTGTGAATGCCGCATGATTCGCGCAAGGCCTTCTCCGAAGAGACTGGTCTCGTCTTTTTCGTAGTAAAAGACCTTATACTTGTCAAGGGCGCCCTCAAATAGCTGGGCCTTGATGATTTTGTCGTTCAAAAGCCACACATTCGCGGCGTACTCAAGCGAGACATCCGG